CAAAAGCGCCAGCAGCTCAAGCTGTTCAAAGCATTGTGGATCGTGCGGCATCTGAAAAACCAAAAGCCAGCCGCATGGATGAAGAGCAAGGCGCGCGTATGCGTGGAGCTCGCCGCCGTGGCCGTCAACTTTTATCTGATGCGCGTTTAAATGCAGAGTCAGGCATGGAGACTTTGGGCGGGGGGCAAAGCCTTGGATAAGATGAAGGCCAAAGTCGCAAAGGTTATGCGCGAATATAAGTCGGGCAAGCTGAAATCTAGCTCTGGCGACAAAGTAAAGTCACGCGATCAGGCTGTAGCTATTGCTATGTCTGAGGCTGGAATGGAGAAGAAAAAATGAAAGCTGGACTCTATGCCAACATCCACGCAAAGCGTGAGCGCATTGCTGAAGGATCTAAGGAAAAAATGCGTAAGCCTGGTTCGCCCGGAGCGCCTACTGATTCTGCATTTAAGAAAGCAGCTAAGACTGCAATGAAACCTAAGAAGAAATAATGGCAATCATTGTTCAGCGCGAGTCTGAAAGCACTAAGTCAAGGCACGTATCTCCTTCTTATGTAGATAAGGATGGTGTTCAATATTTAACTAGCTCAGATAAACCGTTTCCTACTATTGATGTAAATCATTTAAGGATGCATGAAGGTAGAGCATATTACGTATACAAGCTATTTCCATATACTGCTGGTCTTGCAGCTGGCGCAAGTATTGATATAGCGATTGCTTGGCCAGCTGGATATGCGCCTCACGCACAGTTTCAATATGGCTGCGCTGGAGAATCTGAGCTTTATGTATATGAGGCGCCAACCACAAGCGGCGGCACAGCATTAACAATCAATAGACGGCATCGCATATTAACAACCGCAAGTGCTGCGGTTGCGGTTTTAAACCCAACCGTTAGCGCAGTCGGCACAGAAATACTGTCGGACTTTGTACCAGCAAACAAGCAGGGTGGTGGAGCGCAGCTAGCTACTTTTGAATTTGTATTAAAACCATTAACAACGTATTTATTTAGATTGACAAATGCAAATGCTCAACCACACGCAGCGCACTTAATGGTTTATTGGTACGAATGAGAAAAGAACATAAGAGTCCTAGCGGCGGCCTTACTGAGGCTGGTCGTAAATACTTTAAGCGGACAGAGGGCGCGAACCTAAAGCCTCCTGTAAGCGAAGGCGTTAACCCGCGGCGCGTGTCTTTTGCTGCTCGGTTTGCTGGTATGGCTGGCCCACTTGTTGACGAGAATGGAAAGCCTACACGCCTAAAGCTGGCTCTAAAGAAGTGGGGATTTGGTAGCAAAGAGGCAGCTCGCAACTTTGCAAATAAGCACAAAAAGGATTGATATGGCTGAAATGATGCGTTTAAAACCAGAGGACATCCTCAAGCGGCACGACATTGCGCTGCGTAAGAAAGAGGACTTTCGCGACCTATACGATGAGGCATACGAGTTTGCTCTGCCACAACGCAATCTGTACGATGGATATTACGATGGCAAGGTAGGCGGCGCTAAGAAGATGAACCGCGTATTTGATGCTACTGCCATCAACTCTACACAGCGTTTTGCTAACCGTATTCAGTCAGGCATATTCCCGCCACAGCGCAGATGGTGCCGCTTAGAGTCTGGCCCTGATATTCCAGATGACCGCAAAGCAGAGGCAAACGCAGCTCTTGATATCTATACCGAGAAACTGTTTGCAACCATCAAGCAATCTAACTTTGATATTGCAGTTGGTGAGTTCTTGCTGGATTTGTCAGTCGGTACCGCAGTAATGATGGTGCAGCCTGGTGATGATATATCTCCAATCAACTACATTCCTGTGCCACAGTTTTTGGTTGCGTTTGAAGAAGGCGCTAACGGCCAAGTAGATAACGTATACCGCCGTATGCGTATCAAGGGCGAGGCGATTATCCAGCAATGGAAAGATGCAGTTATTCCCGCTGATCTGCAAACCAAAATTGATAACAAGCCTACAGAAGATGTAGAGCTGATTGAGGCTACAGTATTTGATCCTAAGCGTGGCGACTATTGCTACCACGTAATCCACAAGGAGTCTAAGGTAGAGGTTGTTTACCGCAGACTAAAGCACAGCCCTTGGGTTGTTAGCCGCTACATGAAAGTCGCTGGCGAAATCTACGGCCGAGGCCCATTGATTACAGCTCTGCCAGACATTAAGACATTGAACAAGGTAAAAGAGCTGGTACTTAAAAATGCTAGCTTGGCTATCTCAGGTGTATACACAGCGGCAGACGATGGTGTATTAAACCCAGCTACCGTTAAGATTATCCCCGGTGCAATTATCCCAGTAGCGCGTAATGGTGGCCCACAAGGCGAATCATTAAAACCGCTGCCACGCGCTGGGGATTTCAACGTATCGCAGATTATTATTAATGACCTTGTAACCAACATCAAGCGCATCTTGCTCGATGAGTCGTTGCCACCTGACAATATGTCTGCTCGCTCCGCTACTGAGGTAGTTGAGCGCATGAAAGAATTAAGCCAAAACTTAGGCTCTGCGTTTGGTCGTTTAATTAACGAGACGATGATTCCTTTGGTAAGCAAGACTTTACAGGTAATGGACGAGCGTGGCCTGATTGATTTGCCATTGCGCGTCAACGGGCTAGAGGTTCGTGTTGCCCCAATCGCTCCGCTGGCTATGGCTCAGAATATGGAGGACGTAACCAATACAATGCAGTTCGTACAAATGGCTGCACAGCTGGGGCCAGAGGGTCAAGCTACGCCTAAGTACGGTGAGATTATTGATTTTATTGGTGACAAACTCGGCGTTCCAAGTAAACTACGGGCATCGGCTGAAGAGCGTCAATTTAATATGCAGCAGGCTATGGAGCAAGCGCAACAGTTAGCGCAGCAAAATCCTGAGATGTTAGATGGCGCAGATACAGATAAGAAAATATTAGATATGCTTGGTGTTAATAACATAGCGGGAGCCATGCCAAATGCGTGATGATGTCGCAAGAGCACTTGCCACTAAAGCGTTAGAAGTTGCACAAAAAGCAAAAAGCCAGCAAGGCCCAAAAGGTGAAAAGGGCGAACCTGGTCAAATTATTGTGCAGCCTAACAAGGGCGACCAAGGGGAACAAGGGCCAATGGGGCCACAGGGCATCCCCGGCAAATCCATTGTTGGCCCTAAAGGCGACAAAGGCGATAGAGGCGAGGCTGGTTTAAAAGGCGATAAAGGCGATCAAGGCGAGGCTGGAAAAAACGGCGCTCAAGGTGAGCGCGGTGAGCGTGGCTTTACTGGCTTAAAAGGCGCTAATGGCAGCCAAGGCCCGATAGGCCCAATGCCTAAGCATGAGAAAAAAGGTTTAATGATCCGCTTTGAAAAAGAGCCTGGTACCTGGGGCGAGTGGATCATTATGCCTACAGGCGGTGGCGGTGGCGGTCGCGATGACAAGTTAACAGATCGCCAAGCAGAGCTAGTTGCCTTAGCTGAGTTCTACAAAACAAGAGGCGGTAACGCTAACAAATTTGTTAAAACGGATGGCACTAATTTAGTCTGGGCTGACGGAGACGGAGTTGGCACAGTAACTAGCATTACGGCTGGCACAGGACTTACTGGCGGCACAATTACTAGTTCAGGAACAATAGCTATTGATTCTACTGTTGCTACGCTAACAGGAACACAAACCTTAACTAATAAACGAGTAACTAACCGCATCGGTTCTAATGGTGGAACAACAAGTGGAAATATTACACCTACTAGCGATACTGCTGACCAATATAATATTACTGGTCTTACTGGTACATCTGCTATTCAAATACCTTCAGGAACACCTACAGACGCACAAAGACTATCCATCCGAATCAAAGACAACGGAACAAACAGAACATTAAGCTGGGTAACAACGGCTGGTGGTTACAGGGTTATTGGTACTACATTGCCATTAACAACAACTGCCAATAAAACAATTTATGTAGGTTGTGTGTATAACAATGCTGACTCCTTTTGGGATGTCGTAGCAGTAGCAAGCGAGGTATAAGATGGCTAATTGTGCAGTTATTGATTCTAACAATGTAGTAGTCAATATTATTGTTGCCGAACTTACAGACCCACCACCCGAAGGTTGTACCTTGGTGGAAATTCCATTCTGTGACATTGGTTACACATGGGATGGTGTACGCTTTAACCCACCACAGGCTGAGTAAATGGCTGACAGATATTGGGTTGGTGGCACAGCCAACTGGGATGGTACGGCTGGCACTAAGTGGGCTACTAGTTCAGGTGGTGGTGGCGGTGCTTCTGTACCCACTACAGCAGACGCAGTATTTTTTGACAATTTATCTACTGGTACTTGCACCATTTCAGCAGGTAATACAGGCGCACAATCCATTACTTGTACAGGATTTGCTGGAACTTTAGCTGGAAGCACAGCAATTACTGTTGCTGGTGGTATTACGCTTGTTACTGGAATGGGCTTCACCAACACATCGACAATCTCATTAACTGGCACAGGGACATTAACGACCGCAGGTAAAACATTAGGCAGCGTAACAATTAACGGAGTTGGAATTACAGTTACGCTTGGTGATGCTTTATTGATGGGTTCTGGAAGAACTTTAACCCTAACCGCTGGAACATTTAATGCTAATAATCAAAACGTAACTGTTGGCTTGTTTAGTAGTTCAAACTCTAATACTAGAACGCTTACGATGGGTTCAGGTACTTGGACATTAAGTGGAACTGGAACTGTCTGGACTACAGCAACAATTACAAACTTAACCTTTAATGTTAATACAGCTAATATTGTTTTAAGTAGCACATCTACAAGTGCTAGAACATTTGCTGGTGGAGCTTTAGCATATAACAAATTAACTATTGGTGGCACTACAGGTACATCAACATTAACAATAAATGGTGCAACTACTTTACCGTCTTTTACAGAAATAGCATCAACAAAAACAGTTGCACATACAATAACTCTTAATGCAGGAAATATTAGTGTTGCAAACTGGACTGTAACTGGGACTGCTGGAAATGTAGTAACTGTAAACTCACTAAGCCCTACTGTTCAAAGAGATATAATATACACGGGTAGCGGAACAATATCTATGGACTATATGTCCATTCAAAGTATTAACTTTTCCTATACTTTAGGTGCATCAAACCCTTACCTTGTTTACGCTGGTGCAAACTCCACTAATGGCGGTAATAACAGCGGAGTATTGTTTCAACCAACTACAGTAAAAGCCTACCGATTAACTACAGGCACTTCTTTTACAACTCCTGCTGATTGGAATAATTCTAATAACGCTATTCATTTAATTGGTGCTGGTGGTGGTGGAGCAACTTCAGCAGTATCAGGCAATAACCGAGCCGCAGGTGGTGGAGGAGGCGGTGGTGGATATACAGTTTTAACCAATCAATCATTAAGTGGTGCAATCCCTTACACAATCGGCACGTCTGCTGGTAACGCCAATGGTGGCTCTACAACATTTAACACTACTAATACTGCTGGTGGTGGTTCAAAAGGCAATGCTACTACTGCTCCTACTTCGTCAGGCGGTGCTGGCGGTACAGGTACTTTTGCTGGAGGCACAGGCGGTGCTGGCTCATTTGGAACAGTCGCTTCTACAGGATATGGTGCTGGCGGTGGTGGTGGAGCAGGTGGCCCTAACGGAGTAGGCGGTAATGGTGGTACAGGATTTGGCTCTACAAATAGTTCAAACTTGGCTGGCGGTGGCGGTGGTGGTAATGGCGGTGGCTCAAATGGAACTGCTGGCTCATCTGCATCAGGTGGTAATGGCGGTAATAATTTTAATGGCACAGGCGGTGCTACAGGCGGTGCTGGTAGCGGAGCAAACGGAACTCTTGGTGGTGGCGGTGCTGGAGCTGGTGTCGGGGGTAATATTGGTGGCAACGGTGGTTCAGGTATAGATATTGCTAATACTATCGGTGGTGCTGGTGGTAAGGGAGGAAGTGCGTCATTAACTATATCTGCAAATTCTGGAATTTATGGTGGCGGTGGGTCTGGTAATATCGTATCTACCGCTGGCAGTACAGGGGCTGGCGGTGCTGGCTCACAAGGTGTTATTTTTATTGTATATACGCCAAGCGGTGCGCCAGTATCAAACAGTAACTTTTTCTTGATGTTTGGGTAAAAATTGCTTGACTTTTTAGCAAAAGTGTGGTAAACTTGCAAAAATAAGTTAGTAATCACCAACATTCTCCAAAAGGACAAAGAATGATAGACAAGAAATTACAAGAATACTACGAAAGTAGGTTCTCAATGATGTCAACTCAAGGTTGGCAAGATTTGATGGAAGATGCACAGACTATGTTCAATTCGTTGAACCATGTGCTATCAATCCAAAGCGAAGCGGATTTAATGGTAAAGAAGGGACAACTGGACTTGCTTCAGTGGCTCATTACCCTTAAACCTGCTTCAGAACAGGCTTACGCATCATTGCAGGACGACTCTGCGGGAGCAGCTCAGGATGCGTAGGATGTACGACTTTAAATGTAGTCAAGAACATATTACAGAAGGTTTTGTTGATTATGAGACAACAACAATCTCCTGTAGTTGTGGTAATGTCGCTAATCGAATTATCTCACCTGTGAGAATTAGTTTGGATGGCACAGACCCAATCTTTGTATCTGCCTATGATAGATGGGCGAAAAGACACGAAGACAAGCAGAAGCAAGAAGCAAAGCAAAACGCCTAAGATACCTTTATCGGGAGATAAAGCCTTAGATTACAAATCCTAAAATCACTTGATTCGGTGACAGGAGACTTTAAATGGCAGCAAACTTTATTCAAGAAGAAGAACTGTTTAACGGCAGTGAGCAAGAAGAAGTACAAGACGTTACAACCCCAGTACCCGACAGCACTACTGTAGACAATACTGAAGCGGTTGATGTCAAAGAACCCGTAGAAGAACTACCAGAGAAGTATCGTGGTAAGTCTGCTATTGAGATTGCAAGGATGCACCAAGAGGCTGAGAAGCTAATAGGTCGCCAAGCAAACGAAGTTCACGAAGTACGCAGTCTTGCAGACCAACTGTTAAAACAACAACTCGACTCTAAGGCTAAGGAAGCGAAGCCTATTGAAGAATCGCTCGAAGACGACTTTTTTGCAGACCCAGCTAGTGCGGTCAACAGACAAGTAGAG